TTACGCTTTTACAATCGCAGCATCAAATCCTGCTGCTTTCAATTTTTCCTGCAAGGCAATAGCATTTGCTTTGTTGCGATACGCTCCGACCTGTACACGATAAATAGAATCTTTATCACCTACGCTTGTCTCTGATCCAGAAGTTGCGGCATCATCATCAGATATGTTATTGGATGGTTCAATGTACTGCTGTCCTGTAATTCCGTAAACAATCGCACTTGCCATGCTCTTAAAGTCATACAGTGCTACATCGTCTTTATCATCCACGAAGCAACATTCAATCAGCATCGCAGGTGCTTTTGTGTGATTGAGCACGTAAAGCTTTTTGTTAATCTTCACACCACGATTTTTAAATCCAAGTGCTGCAATTGCTTTCACAATTTTCTCTGCAAATGGTTTTGCTTTGCTATTATCACTATAAATATATGCTTCTACACCTGTTGTCCGTCCGTTTCCAGACATATCCTTCGCACCTGCATTGAAGTGAATGGACACATCAAGATCTGCCGCATGAGCATTGCATTTTCCTACGATGTTGCAAAGCACATTGTTTGCGCTTGTCCCGTTCTCTACAGTGCAGTCATACACTGTATGTCCGAGGCCTTTCAACTGTCTGATAACCTCATTTTTTACATTTCTTGCTTCTGTGGATTCACGGATGATTCCGATAGCTCCACATGCTACTTTTCCGTCCGGGTTGTGTCCTGCATGTACGTTAATAACCATTCTTTTATTCCTCCTTCTTTTCAATATACTGCTTAAATAACTGGTGCAGTCCTGTGCTTGCCAGACCGCTGAATAATCCACTTAATAAAATAGGTGCTGTAACTGTCCATCTGTTAATCCAAATGGCTAAAAGCACACCTAATACCGCACAAATGGTAGGGATGTATTTATTATCAACATCCTTGATCCACTTCTTTACGACATAGCCTACACAAAGGCAAATGCCTACGATCACAGGCACCATAAATTCTGTTAAAAATCCCAAATCTGTCATGTTTAAATCCTCTCTTTCTGCTTCAAATGAAGCTCTTCAATTTCGTGTTTCATCTTTGTGACCATTCCATTGCCGCCCAACGCATGATAGGCATTGTACATTTCCATAAAATTCTGGTAGGCATAGGATGGAATTTCTTTGAGCGCCATGTATTTATCATGGTACTCGATCAGTTGTACTCGAAGCAAAAGCATCGTTCCTCTGCTATTCGCATCTCTGTCTGACTTCTGATTTTTCAAAAGCCACACTATGTATCCCATAAATGCTGTCAGAACGATAGGCAAAGCAATCGTGTACGTTTCTTTTAACATCTCCATTGGATCATCTTCCTTTCTTTTGTATAATTCAATTATAATATTTCAGAATAATTTTTTGTTCCATTTTACTTCGCATAACCAGAGTTTAACTTATACAACTTCACAAGATGTTGTTATAGGCTCTTTAAATGGTAAAGAACTTCATAGACGCGTTTATAATATTATAAAATCTGATAACTTACAAATTATGACAATTGATACTGGTATTAAATCCGGTGATATTGACTGCATGATTAATATATATGGAACATATAAAGCATCAAATGGTGCATATTATGTGTTATCACCTCAATCATCTTTAAGATGTGAAGTTGTTTTATCGTCAAAAGGAGTTGAGTTAATTATTAAAGGTGTTAACGCTGTTAAAGTTACAGCTGTGATTGAATATACATTGGCTTAATAATGTTTTATTTGACACCTATTAATACGGCAGAGTACCGTGTTCGCACATATAAGTTAATATGTGTATCGTCAATATACTTTGCGAAAGCTCCAAAGCTCGTGTTAGTCCAAATAGCAATAACTCTATATTTTGTCTGCTTAAAATATTTAATTGGAACAATATTTGTATTCAAAATATCGCCGTCAGTACTTAAATACATTAATATTAATAACTTATAATTATTAATATCATCTGGTAATTCTATTTGGTTGCTTTCGCTGGTGGAACTTGTTTGCCCTAAAATCACACATTCGCCTATATCAGTTAAACTCTGGTTTATCTCATTAAACTCCGACTCAATTCTATCTTCCAGATCATTCATATTTGCAGCATTAAAAGCATCACCCTCCTGCGAGATTGTGCCCTCATCCCTTGCAACTGTCACAAGACTTGTGCTGCCATCTTCCATCGTAATCAGTCTGCGGTTAATATACTCTGCAATTCGATTTTTCCATGTTTTCTTTGTAAATCCCATAATATGTCCTCTCTTCCTATAATAATAGTCCGGTATCATCTCCGGCATATACCTCTGATCCACAGTAATAATTGAAGTTGTTAAGTAAAATGCCATACACATCATCTAATATTTTCTCTATATCATTCATCTTCTGGTATGTATTGACTGGCATACTCGGTGTCTGCGGCGTGTCTCCATGAATCATGTACGCATTTCTGATAACCTCTGTGTTATTTATGACTGACATTAAAAATGTCTCATTTGGATGTTCTGGAACGTCTGCAACCGTAAGATTAAGTTCCAGAACATCTGATAATAACTTTGTGTTATTCTGGATTCTCTGCATATCTGATCGATTCAGTGCGCCTTTCATCCCGGCAAGCCATTCTGTTTTTTCGTCTACATTGAAGTTATCCCATCCTTTTTTTAATAACTCCAACACACGGTTCGCATCATTCTGTGACCGGTCCGTTACCGGCTGCATCCATATCAGCATAAGCAACCACCTCACTTTTCAGACGTTCGTTTTCTGCTTTCAGTGCTTCATTTTCCTCTGTAAGCTTCATATTCTCTTTTCTAAGTTCCTCGTAATAAGGATTGATTGGATTATAATTCATCAGATCAGTACATCTCCTCCCGTATACAATTCAGTTCCGGCAAACACATCCTCTGTCACAACGATTGAATATCCCCTACACGTTGCTGTTGCGATAAATCCACCAGCGAGATCAAGAGTCTGGCTCTCGATCAATGTTGTCGATGTCTTGCCACCGATAGAATTTATATTCGCCCAATTTCCTACCTGTTCTAAGTCAACCAGGTACTTCATTCCCACCTTTTTTCTTAAGGCATGATAATCCAAAAGATAAGCGGCGATATCGGGTAATATATCAGCATTATAAATGGTGCATCCACTGTACTTCTTTATATTTTCTGTCTCTCCAGCTTCGATTTTATCCACACGTTTCTCATAAGAAAAAGTGGTATTTGCATATTTAATACCTGTGATCTGGCACTGTCCGGCATCCGGCATGTTAATGATGAGATAATTTGTTTTTACTTCTTTCAGCGTGCCGACACTTGCCGTGATGGACGATGGAAGATATGGACTTGAGAAAGTAATCTTTGTATCTCCAGCCGGCAATGTTTTCTTATAAATGTCTGAGGCCTTTTCTTCCAATGCATAGTTTTTTATCTCAATATTCACACCAGAGATATATTTTTCAAGAGATACTTTCGTGTTTCCATTAAATTTACGATCCGTCCCGACAGTGGATTTCACATATCTGTCTGGCTTATAAACCTTGATGGTATCGCTCCGGCTGTCATCCGCAACCGCACCACACGCAAAGCATACCTGTTGTAATGCCTTACGGCACGTCTGGATGGATAAATAGCCACTTAAAAGTATGTTGCCGACTTCTTCATCAATCGTATATTTTTTAATACCGGCAGTGGCAAATATCGCAATCAGCAGTACTTCTGCACGAACATTGTTATATACCTGTCCGTCATAAAATATGTATTTATCCAGCAAACCGATTGTATCTATCAGCTTAAATTTTGAGATATTCTTTGTAAAAGAAAAGGCGTCAATGAAAAACGCACCCATAGGGATCATGTTTCCGTTCTTAAACTCTGACAAGGTGACTTCCTGCGTTTTCTGAACACTCTTCCATGCTCCATTTTCGTTTTCTGCGTCAAAATCATTATTCATATCAACAATTGAAATATCCGCTTCGTTGATAGATAAGGTCGCAGAGGTCACATCAATATCCTCTTGTACCTTGGCTGTCTGGATCATATCCTTATCCCAGACGATATATTTTCCATATAAAATATACTGAAGCTTAATATATCTCTGTGGAAAAGTTGTCTTTACAAATTCAATTTCAACTTTGCCATAATTCTGTATCTGCTGATTGCAGACATAAATCAGACTATCCGGGTAAAATGTCTCTGTGACTAATTTTGTACCGGCAGACGTATACCATGTGATTTTTAATTCTGCCGGAGGTTCATCTTCAAAATAAAGCGTGACTGCTGCTGATGTGTGTTGCTCTTGGAACGTGACTGTAATCTTGGGATTCGTTTCAAAAGTACAATCTTTTTTTGATAATGTATCATTCCAAAATGCAATGTCCGCCGGATTATCTGAAAGAATGTCTTTACTTCCATCAAGCACAAACTGATTCAATTCAAACGTTCCGTAGTCATTCTGATCTGTCTGATTTTGAAATAATCCAATTGAGCCAATACTTTGATTATCATCCGTTGTGACCGTGGCATCTGATAAGGCGGTAACATCTATAAATTTCATTTCTGCTCTGCAATAAGTTCTCATAAATGCCCCCTTACGGTGTCCTTGCTGGTTTCTTGCTCGTCATTTTCCAAGACAAGCCTTTATACTGCGCTCCGTTGTCCAATACCTTTTCCACTTCATCTTTAATGGATGAAAAATACCCATAAAAATCAAACTGCTTGCTTGCATCCGGTAGTAATACATGATGGAATCTGTTATCGCAATCCGTGATATGATCTATCAGCCTGTCATACATTTCTGCATCATCGATCGTTCCAATTGAGATCGTATAATTCTTATAAAGTCCGATGGTCTCGTTTTTCATGTCGCCGTCCTCTGTCCTCTCTGCATACTTTTCCAGAAAGTCCAGTGTCCTCTGGATAGACACCAGAGGGATATTATATGTAATTCCATCAATGATAAGTCCTTGTGTATACTTATGTACCATCTTATCCCTCCGCTATACCAAGTCTTATTTCTTCGTCCTGCAAATATGGCAGATTGATTCTTGCGAACTCTTTACCATCCACCGCCAGTACTACTGTCTTTGCACCGCTATAGTCCGGCATTTTGCTTGCAAGCTTCGATGCAAGGTCGTCCATCCAGCCGGTGTTATTTTCAAGTGGCAGGATAGCTTCTCTTCCGGCTTCTCCGATTTCTGCAAGTGTCCTTCCGGTTGTTACGCCACCGTTGGCAAGACGAGGCAGATTTACAGTAGGAATTGTCGGAATACTTGGATGCCATGATCCGCCACCCAAAAAATCAGGTAAATCAAATCCAATGCTGTTAAAGCCAGAAATTAATGAATTGATACCATTAATAACACGGTTTACCATATTTTCAAACATCTGGATAACACTGTTCACAAAATCTTTTACCGATTTTTCTGTCTGGCGTAATGCTTTGTCTGTGTCTTTCGTAAGTAATGCATGAATTGCGGCGAATACAAGTTTTACCCCTGCCAGCAAAAAATTGATCAGATCTAAAATAAAATCGACGCTGTCTTTTATATTCTGGCTCAGGGTTTTAATAATCGGCAGAATTACCGGAAGCACATTTTCAATAATCCATGCAATAATCGGCTGTAAAATATTTGTCCATAAATCGTTCAGTATGTCTATCACGATTCCCATTATTTCGAAAATATTATCAAACACAGGCTTTAAATGATTTTCATAGGTATCCTCAAACATTAACGCCAGATTCTGTAAAATAGGCTGCACATAAGTGTTCCAAAATTCAAGAAATTTTTCTATTAATTCTGACATTCCATTTTTTACATTTTCGATAAACGGATGAATGTGTTCATCGTACAATTCTGTGATTTTATCGGTCACATGCTGTACACCGTCTGATATAGTCGTTGTCAAATCCGCAATCACACCAAGAAGTCCATCCAAAGCATCTTTTAAAGCATCCTGATTTTCTACAAAAGGTGTCACGATGCAATCGATAATATCTTTTCCAAATTTTGCCGCATTCTCCGTAACCATCATGAATGCATCCGAAAAAATCTGAATCAGGTTTGCTGTTATCTGCTGTCCATTTTCATCCCCAAATACAGAAAATACATTTGCGAATGCATCTGCTCCCTGTGATGCCAACACTGAAATATCAGATGCTATATCAAACATGTCGATAATATAATTTTTTATATTTTCAGAATTACTTTCAAGATAAATAGATATCCCACCAAGAAGATTTTCTGCTATGGTAGCACCTATGCTTACTACAGATGCCGAAATGCTTCCAAGTGACCTTGAAAAAGTCATAGCAAAATTGTCAACAGATGCAGAAACTTCACTATCTGAAAAAATATTTAAAAATGAATTCTTTATGCTTTCTATACTGGATTTAATATTATCAAATTGTAAAGGAATATCTAAATTGCTCCAGGTTTCATCCCATCCATTTTTTATAGAATTTTTTAATTTTTTTAAATAATCTATAAATGGCTGGATTTTATCTGATAATTCTTTTCCAGTAGGAACTTCTTCATATAAATCAGATCCGCCACTACCAGTACCACCACTACCGCTTCCAGAATCATTTTTCTGTAATACATTCAAATCATCAAAAGCCGCCAATGCTCCAGCTGCTTTTTTGGCAGAACCGGCTGTTTTATCAAGAGATGCCGCATAGTCTACCTGCTGCTTCTTTGCCTTTGTCCAAGTGCTTTTTCCGCTTATAGCCGCAATAAATCTATTCATAGCATTAATGGCATTTGTAAGCCATGTGCATAAGGTTACGATTGCTGGTGTCAATGCAGATATGATAGGCGCTGTCAGTGCTCCAATAGAATTTTTCAATGTAGCCGCAGCACTTGCCATTTCAGACATTTTTCCATTAAATTCAGAAGAATACTTTGCCATGTTCTGTATACCTTCTGTAAATGCCTTGGATATGGTCTGAGATACTTTCATAATCGCACCGAATATTGCAAAACTAACTACGGTCTGCTTTATTCGTTTCGCCATGTCAGATATTAAGCCAGAGGATTTTTTTGCTGATTTTCCTACTTTTTCAATATCCTTCGCACCGGCACCGATAGATTTCTCATTGACAACGGTTTCTCTCATCTTCTGATTTAATACGTTTTGCTGATCTGTGATGCCTGCAAGCTTGTTGGAAAGCTTTTTGTATTCTTCTGTTTTTGTAGGATCGGAATATGCTTTTCCGGAGCTTTCGAGTTCCCTCATCTGCGCCTTAACGTTTGCGGCTTCTTTTCCCGTTTCTGCCATTTTGTTCTTGAGGTCTACCCATTTTGAGGAAAGCGTTTTATCCGATCCTGTTTGCTCCATGTCTTTTATTTCGCCGCGAACGTACGCAATCGATTTAGATAAATCTTCTACATCATATTGCATTGCTTTGTATGTCCGGCTCTTTTTGTTTCCTCCTGTAGCAAGGAATTTTTCCTGCTTGTTTTGCACTTGTGACAGTTTGGATCGCAATTCTTCCAATTGCTTTGTTGCTTCTTTGTACTGCTTTGATGGCGTATATTTTTCTGTTTCTTTCAGTTTTTCCGAGAGATTCTGACCTTTTGATACTAAACTGTCAAACTGTTTGCCTAAGTTCTTATATTCTTCGGTTGGGATTTTTGCTTTTGCAAGCTCTCTCATTTTTTCCGATACATTGCTAGCTTCACGTGCAAGCTTCTGAAACTGTGATTCCATCTGCATGAGCTTACTTGATGCTTCTCCATTTTCAATTAATGTTTTGATTCTGATTTCACCATCATATTCAGCCATGCTAAAAACCTCATTTCTTAAACTGCTTCAATGCTTCCTGTTCTGTTTCTTTCTGCTTTCTTATTTCTTCCATCATACGATCGTAATCGTCTATCTTTTCTTTTTCTTCGCTGGTATACTCTTTTTCTGACTGTTCCAAAGCATACATATTTTGTGCGTTTCTGATTGCATCTTTTTCTTTGGAACTCATGTTCTTTTCAATCTTCTTCTGTCGGATCTCAATTACCTCCATGAGAGAAGATAATCTTCTTGGCATATTCCAGATCAAGCCATTAAATTTCCACCAGTGCATATCTGCTACGGACAAATCAATACCGTATATCTGCAAAAAATCTGCATATATTCTCCATTGATCTACATCATAGTCAATAAAACGCATTGTATTTTTGCTAATGCCGGTATTGTCGTGATACCATCCGTTTAAATACCATGAAATACATTCATTTAACTCATTGTGCTGTGGATGGTCTCTAAGTTCTCCGTATTCATCAGAGAACATAAGATAAAGAATAGAAGTTGTTTTCTCGTACTCATTCATTTCTTTGTCATATTGCAAAATATAAATCTGCATACCTATGCGGAAATCGGTATTTACTTTGTATCCGTTCCATTCAGTAGGCAAATTGTCCAGCATGACATTGTTCATTATTTTGCCCCACGTCTTCTTACATTGTATCTGTTCTGCACCTGTTCAAAACGTTTATTGAAAAGCTTATTCATAACAGGGATAACCTGCTCTACAAACTCCACGATTGCAAGTTCATCCGGGACAATATCTCCGTAAATCTGTTTCATGGCATCTTCGCCAAACAACCCATCTATACTTTCCGTAATCTGCTTAAGATATTTTACACGAATGCTGTTCAGTTCTAATGCTGCATCCACATTCATATCATCCACATTCATATCGTCTTTGTGGTTATTTCTCCATTCGGCGGCTTCTTTTTCACAGTTTTGAGATATATTATTTAATTTATCAATTACACCTGCAAACTTCTTAGCTGTGTCTGCATTCGCTGTATCTACTGTTATAACTGTAATAAGATCTCCGTCTTCGTCTTTTATTGCAATTTTTTTTATGCCACTGCTTAATTTAATTTCTTCCATTTTTAACATCCTTTCCTAATGTGGGACACCAAGGAAAGGTAGGCATCCCACATATGCTAATTTTTAATTAACACCTATGCAATTGGGTAATCTTCATCCAAAGCCAAAGCGCTTACTTTAGGCGCCCATGTGAACGATCCATCACCAGCAATAGTGATTGTTCCCTGTTCTACATCTCCATTTCCATTAATCTGGATTGTAGACTTTAAAATATCACCACCTGATCCACCAGTGCTTGATGCACATACAGTTACTGGGACACGGATACAATCGCCGGATCCGCTTGTAATATCAGCTTTAAAAAAGCGATAATAATATGTCTCGCACTGATCTCCTGTTGGAAGCTTTTTAAAAACATCATTAAACACTGTCTGCATTTCATCTGACAAATGTTCTCTTTCCGGAGACATTGAAAATGCATATCCTTTTACAGAGTTGCTTGCATTTTTCATGTTTACATACTGTGTGCTTTCTGTGTTAGGTCCCCAGTCTTCTGTAAGCTCTGTGAAACCGTCACCCATTTCAGCAAGCTTTTCACTTTTTCCACCCATAAGGCTTCCAATATCCAAAAGTGAGACCATGTTAGTTCTGTCTTTTGCCATGAGTATTCCTCCTATTTTTTATAAAAATATTTAAGCTGCATATTAATTGCTAATTCTGTTGTTTTCCCATCTGCTGTACCGCAAAATACATCTGATGTGCGGTTGATTTGTTCTGCAACAAAATTTTTATCTTTTAATGTAAATTCTCCACTCTCAAGGAACTTTGCAATATTTTCAAGCAGATTGCTTGCTGCAATATTATCCTTATTTGTTGTTGGATTGCTTTTGTATACGATCTGGAACGTCATTTGTCCGACATAAGAACCACTGACATATTTTTTTAAATAAACAGGATCCTGCGCCGGAAAAACTCCAATAGACTGAGTATCTTTTATGCTGTTCCATAAGATTGTTGAATTTGATGGTTTGAAACCGGGCGGAAAATCTGGATAACTATTTATCATATCAAGAATAGCTCTTTGCGCCGTTTCTGCATCTGATACAAGCATTATTTTTGGCTTTTCATCCAAATCATTTACCTCCAATCTCAAACCTTGGTATAAGGCTGTAAACACCGATAGTATTCACTTTGTAGCAATTCCCTTTTTCATTTACCATGTACTGGAAGAATTTACCCGGATAATCGTCTGAATTAATTAATCCAACCGGCAATTCCCTATCAATGAGAAGTTCATCTTTTTTTGCAATCACTACGAAGTCAAAATCATTACTTCTTAAAGTGAAATGCTTTAGCTTTTCTTCTTCGCTCATGTTCTCCCAATCTGGCGAATTAGCATAATTCAATGTGCCGTCATTCGGGATTTTTACAAGAAAACTATCTGCATCTTTCATTCCAGATTTACTTATGTTCTCTGCCTGTGTAAGCTCGATTCTTACATTTTCAAATAGAGTACCGAAATAATATTCAGTTTCTAAAGTGTCGTTGTAATGCCTGTTATATAAAACCACGGCATCTTTATATCCGATTCCCATAAGCTAAACTCCCATGTACAAAAGGTTTTCATGCCTTGAATCGACCATTCCGGCTAGGTAATTTGATGCAATATCGTAGCACTTACTGTTAAGTGCTATTTCTGATTTTGCAAGTTCTACCAATGTCGAAGAAGATGCTCCGGCATCATAAGATACTGATTCACTTCCAGAAGTCATGCTCTTAATCATTTTCCCTTTTACAGTTCCGTCCGCATTTGCAATAACACCAAAGTTATTAACTGCCGCGGAGTACTCAGATACATTCTTTAGCAATTCGGCTATTTCGCAGGTGCAATCTTTGATATTATCCCACCATGCATCTTCCGATTCTGGCTTAGGATAAAACACAATCCTGTTTGATGTGATCGCATTGATTCTTCTTTCTGCTTTTCTTTCATATGGAGCAAAGTCTTTTTCGCTTTCAAACAAACTCCCACCATATTTCGTTTGGTAATATTCAAAATCTACATATGACATTGCTCCACACTCCTTATTGCTGTGATAAGATTTCGCTGATAATATCAGATTTCTTTGTTGCGGTCAGTGAATACCCTTTACTCTCTGCCAGTGCCTTAATTTCTGCAACTGTAAGAGAGTTTAAGTATTCTTCCGTGAGTTCCCCACTAGCATTTACCGCCTGTGTAGTGGGAACTATTCCCCCGGTGTGATCGAAACGTTAGCTACTGCATCAATGTACTCTGCAAAAAGTACAAATCCTAACAGTGCATAAGTTACGCTGGTTGCACGATCGTAATCGCCTTTTACCTTAAATCCGATAAGATTTGTTTCTCCGCTGACAGTGTAAGAAAGACCGGCTTTCTCAAAATCTCCGTCAGATGGATCTACATAATAAGCAACGATGTTGTTTACAGGTGTTGCCAGAATTTTTCCTGCTGGGATTTCGTTGTCAGAGCAAAGGAACATAATGTCTGCTCCGAGGAATCCCTTGATATAGGTAAGTCCAAAGGCTGTCTGCAAAGTAATGTTTGAATCTCCAAGATAATCATAGAAATCCATGATATTTGCAAACACTGCAACTCCTGTAGCAGTTTTGTGCATTGACTTGAACTTATTCTTGACAGATCCAATAGCTTTAGCTACCGCCATCTGGAATGTTTTTGCAGTGTTTGTAAGTGTACCAGTTTTCAGATAGTTGTAGAATTTTGTTGTAATTCCATCCTGTAGGTCTGTCTTGAACTCTTCATCTGTCATTCCACAAGCTGCTTCATATCCATGATCCTTGATAGCTTCGATAGAAACTTCTTTTGCATATTTTTCAAGAGTAATCTCTGCATAAGGTTTTTCTTTTACATCGTAATGTGTTCTTGGAATCACATCACCTTCTGCTACAGTCCCACTCTCTAACGTTCCTTCTGCATATTTGCTTTTAAGAATAGTTCCAGGCTGTTTTCTAATTGCTCTTGAAATTCCAAGAATTTCTCTTAAAGCTTCCCAGTTTCTTTCAAAAGATGTAACAAAATCGATTTCCCTTGCAGTTACATCAATGTCTCCTGTTGCAATCAGTCCTGCGTTTGCTGCAAAGAACTGCAAATTTGTGTTCATCATTAATCTGTTTTTGTTCATATAAAACTCCTTTACTGTTGGAATAAAGAAATGTTTTCGGCAATTGCTTTCTGACGTTCTGATCTATCTTTGATAGATAAAATGCTCTCTCTTGTTGTAGGCTTATCACCACCGGAATTGTTTTCATTCGGTTTTGTAAAATACGCCGGCGGATTCTGCTTATTTACAAATGCATTTGCATCTGTCTTTTTAGCTTCCTCAATAAGATCACTAAACCCTATCAGCTTTCCATTTCTCACGCTTACGCCTTTGGAAATGTCTTCCATAATGGCTTTCTTTGCAGATTCAGAAGTAAACTCGATTTCCTCAAATGCTTCTTTCAAAAGTTCATTCTTCTCATGCTCTGCGATTTTGGCTTCGTAATCTTTTTTGGAATCCTCTGCCTGTCTTTTCCAGTCATCACGCTCTTTTAAAATCTCTTCCGGGCTTTTTCCATCCAACCCTTTAAGCATTTTCTCTGCTGATTCTGCCCGGTTTTTCCACTGTTCGGATTCTGATGAAGCTTTTTTAACTTTGTCTTCCATTTCTTCTTTGGAATACAGCTCTTCACCCATACTCTTTTTAAGAGATTCTTTCTGTTCGTCTGAAACTTCAATTCCGAGTTTCTTTAATTCGTTTGCTACGTTTACCATGTTTCTACCTCTTTCTTTCCAAGTTGTTACTCCGGTCAGTCCGGCACGATTGAGTTGCTATTTACTCCATAGCTGGCAATTGGGAATGAAGGAATCGAACCCTCGACAACCCGGATATAAGCCGTGTCTTCTTCCACTGAATTAATTCCCAAAAATAAAAAAGCACGCCCAAAATAGGACGTGCCATGCATCATCCCATAACTATTCTAGGTTAGCGAACAGAATCCCTTTTTCTGTCCGGTACTTTTAATATTCTTTTCAATATATATTTTAACCTATTTTAAACAACTTTTTGTACCATTTTAAAAAGGGCAGATTGCTCCGCCCCTTTTTGCTATTTCCCACCGAAATACCTTCTAAGTACTTCTTTTTCTTCTTCCACAATGCAATCCTTTCTTAATCTGTTGCACTGGTCGTATATATACTTTCCGTACTCTTCTAATTTGGCTATCATTGCATTTTTATTTTCCAATGTAGGATTTTTAATGTATTCTTTTTTAAGCCCTATATAGTCCTCATACTGCTTTATAACATCCATTTTCAATTACCCCATTCAAAATATCATCTGCTATACCAACGACTTCTTTTCCATAAAGAGACAGAAAATCCGCTACGATTTCCTCTACATCTATTGGAATTTGGCAGTCATATGAAAACGAAGCGCAGTGTACCAACTCATGAGATAGAACTCGCTCTAACAGACTTCCGCTTAATGAATTTGACAAATAAACCTTTCGTGTGTTCCAATCTGTAACACCAAGTGTAATTGTTCCATCTGAACGCATCAAGCATTCACTATTAGGATTTACATATAAAATATTCCATTCAACATCATTGATTTTAAACACTGCGCTCACCTCTTAGATTTTCTGTAACATCATCTGTAATTCATTTCTCCACATCTGCTTTTCTTCCGGAGCTGCATCTGATGTCATTTCAGTAATATCCATCTGCATATCTCGCAAGTAATCTTTTCTTGCTTTTGCACGCTCTTTTTTATCTTCCTCTGAATTTCCATGATGGTTTTCTCTGGTCTCCATATAAGTACGTCTGGAAATACCGGCTTTTCCCTCTCTGGAATCCCTCTGATATAATCTATCTCCCATCATTCCGGTATCTGTATACATCCTTTTCAGGTCTTTCTTATCCATGTCTCTCATGTGCTCTGCATCTTCGTAATCATCCGGGTACATGTGATAATATGGTGGCTCATCATATCCTCTTCGTTTTCCTCTGCCCTTCGGTGCAAATCTTCCATCAGCATAACGATACCGGTCGTAATATCTTCGGTCATCCCCGTGCTCTAAAAGCTTTTCCATGATATCTGCTTCGTCCGCTTCGTTCATTGCCTTAGTAATTGTGGCATAATACTCTGCTTCTGACAGATCCTTTATCATGTCGATCACTTCTCCCATTTCTTCTGTGTTGACATTCTCAATCCCTTTTTCAATCTCACATAAGGATTTTTCAGCAAGGCATTCAAGCATTTTATGAATTCTTTCAATATGCATATACTAAGCCTCCCTTACTACGATTAAATTACTGTTCTGTACCTCGATAGTCTGTCCAGATGTATTCTGAACCGCTATTGTGCTGCAACATCCACAAGGAACATCTACATAAACCTGTGCAGATACATTGAACATGTTTTCTACTGCCGCAGGTGTCACGATCATTCTTGTAGACTGTAAAGGTTCTCCGTCAATTGCGATTGCAAGAGAAATAGCTTCCACCGTTCCACCGGTTGGAATCTGGATATTTCCACTATAAGATACAAGAAATCTGGCTTTGCACTGGTTTGTGATTCCTCTTAATTTAACTACTCCGCTTCCCTGTCTGTGAACGATACATTTTGTTCCGCAAACCGGTGTCTCAGTAAATGCGACATCTTCTCCTTGCAGGACAGTCTGTAAAGCATTGGCTGTAAATTCTGACATAATATTTTCCTCTCTTTCAAAAATATAAGGGCAAACATTGAAGTCTGCCCTTTGTGTTTAAGTAATACTGCTATGCAGACATAATCTTGTCGATTAAGATACTTTAATTATTCAGTTGTAATTAACATCCGCATCCATTGTTACAACCGCATCCATACGGAATGTATGTGTTCGGGTTTGGCACCTGGTATGCTGGGATTGGTGATGGATTAACAGCGTTGATAATATGATTTGTCTGTGCTGTCATAGCGGTAGTCAGAAGTGCGTTCTGTCTATCCTGTGATGCTGCAAGTCTCAAATCATTATTTTCTGCCTGCAACGTTGCGATCTTATCCTGGCATAAGTAGTCAAGTATCGCTCTTGTTCCGGCATTCTGGCTGTCGATAATATCTCTCGTGTTGTTGTTCATGGTGTTCTGTAATGCGCAAGTGTTCTGCGCCATGTTGAAGTTTACACCCTGGATAGCTTCACGAGTTTCGCAGCAACAATTTGCAAGCTGAGACTGAATAGCATTTGCATTCTGCATTCCTGATACTGTGTCCGCATTAATTGCCTGCTGAATGGTGTTAAAACCTGTCAGCATTCCGTTGTTTACTGCATAAAAGCCATCACAAAGACCATTTGTAATGCCATCAAGTTTACTCATGACTGCTGAATTGTCAAATCCTCTCTGGATATCAGCCTGTGTAGCCGCAGTTGCGGTATAACCGCCACCACCATTACCACCGAATCCATAACCGCCCCATCCACCGAATAAGGCAAAGAGGATAATGAGAACCCACCAACCACCATCGCCCCATGCACCATCATTACGGTTTCCACCAGTAACGGCGGCAATGTCCGCTAAACTTGGAGATGAATTAAACATATGTGTTCCTCCTAATAAAATTTATTTATACATAATCTTGCAAGAATAGTATCAATGTTTAAACTGGCTCATGATTTCTTCCGGGTTAAGACCTTTTTCTTTGCACAAATTTCTGGCAAGCTGTTCCAGCCCTTTACTGTCTCCACGGTTCATCATGTCGAATGTATTTTTCATGATCGGATTATTTGAAAATTGAGAGTTGCTCATCATTTGACTTAATATCATCTTAGGGTTTCCACCGCACTGGATCATCTGCATTAAATTCATTCAGAATCGCTCTCTTTCTTTGCTCTGGTAGTCCTTTGGAACTGAGTTATTTTAGCTTCTATCTGGTCTAATCGCTCCATTATCGGGGCAAACAATGTTGCCGTGTCTTCTTTCGGTAATTCGTTCTGCTTTCCGTCTAACTGCGGTTTATATGTCACTGTCTGAATAAGCCCATTAGCACTCCACGATTTTATATAAACTTCTGATCCATCTGCTTTCGGGAAAATGGCAAATGGTGCATTCATAGGAACGTCATTCGCTGTGACTTCCTCAACAGAATTAACCATTCTTCCACAAAGTCCAGCTTGTTGCGGAATGATCTGTTGTGGGAATTGCTGTTGAATCTGCTGTGGCTGTTGATATTGAGGATAAGAATACTGGTTATATCTCTGATACTCGTACATAATAAACCTCTCTTTCTATCTTCATTTTATTATTAACAGCACAATTGAACCACCCCAGTAAAACCCCATTAAAAGGACACAAAAAAGACACCCTTAACGGATGTCTTTAATGAGGAGAAAGTTATGTGAAATGTTGTCCAGTTACCTTAAGAATTTTATGTTGCATTTTGACGTTAATACGTCCGGCTGTCTTAGTCGAAATATGCATAATTTCTGCACATTCTTCTAGCGACTTTTCTTTCTTCCGTAAATCAAAGAGCGTTTCTTCTGTCGGTGTGAAATCACACAATTCTTTTATATGCTCTTTTTCTTCTTTGGTAAAGCACGTAACAATGTTTTTCATTTGCTTTACCTCATTTGGGGGAGTTTCCGGCTATGACGGTGAGTTGTTATCTCGCTTGAGTTCCACTGCATTAATTAAAGAAAGGTGGATAACCAAGTATGTATGGTTAACACATTATTATAATAACATATTATTCCATTTTCGTTGTACCATTTTTTTCAATTTTATTTTTATAAGCCGTTGCTCGTCCATTTGCAATCGCAGACTGTTTTTTACTAAATCCAGAAACCTTCGTTCTATCGCCTTGCAATTGAAGATCGTTATTCTTACAGAATGATTGAAGCCTTTTATTCTGCATTCGCAGTTTATATGCCAGTTTATCATATTGAGGTTGCAAGATCTCTTTTACATCTGTTTCTGCAATCATATCAAGTTCCTGTTTCTTGGTCATAATTTCACGCTTTGTTTTGCGAATTTCTCTTTCAAGTAATCTCTGCTTCTGCTGCAAATCATAAAGTTTTTGACTTTCATCTGCATTTATATTCACATTTCCGTTTTCATCAAGGTACTTATTTACCATGTCTTTTCGCCACGGACCATGTGAATGTCTGCAATTATATCCGTGAAGTCCTAAGAGATTTACAACAGTTCCCGTCCCGGTTTTAGGGTCTATGGTATAACCTGTGCTTTCAAGAAGATTCGGAAATCCCGGTTCGCTCCCAATTATTTTATATGCCTTGCCTTGCCAGTGATCGTGAGATGGAATACCTGTTGGATTCTTTTTATCATATCTGGCACCTGGATGCGCTGATACTAGAACATATTCTATTTTATTTTGCGCAATATAAATGTTCGTCACTTGTGCCGCAGTCTGATTCATAGATGTGACAATGCAACACCTCACTGCCGCTTCAAGAGAACGCTTCGTTCCGGTAGGATATTCTACCATAACACCAGATTCAGCATATCTATCCAGAATTTCGCAGACTGCACTGCTGTAAGACTGCATTCCAGATGCGACTCTATAATCAACCTCATTCAGCATGTTGAGCAAGTCTTTCTGTGTCTGGTTAATGGTTGTTTTTGTCAAATTATCAAGTTCTCCGAATGTTTTTATTAACTCTGCATTCATTGCCAGAATTGCCATGTTATTTTTTAGCGGAGATATAACAGATGCTGATATCTGCGTCAAGACTTCCTTATCATCCGAGAATGATGTCATAACACTATCCTTTAATAATCTGCGAACCTCATTTCTTGATTTTCCAGACATTTCAGATATTCTTTTTACAATCTCTGTGTTATGCAGTCCCATCTGTTGGAGTTTCCACAATTCTCGGTCGGCAGTTCCTGACAATTCACCGGATTTTATCAATCGTGTTGCAATGTCTGATATAATCCAATTTTCAAGATCTTGATACATTTCAACCAGTTTATCAGTTTTTCCGTAAAAATAATCCGGTTTAAGCATTATCCTTTTCCAACCTCTCTTTTAACAAGATCTATCCACTGCTTACCGTGATTTTCTTTTGCAGTTTCAAACCATCGTTTACCTGTTCCCGGTGTGTGATATTTTAATTCTGTTCCTGTCGGATACTTCTTTTCTCCACGGTTCGCCCATGATCTACCGTCTGCGGTCAAATAAAGATCGCCTACGTACTGATAATGTGCATATGGTGTATCGACTGTAATTAATCCGGGTTCTTTTATCTGCGTCTTGTTTCTCAAATCGCCCTGCTGCATAGGTGTGTATTTTCTCATGTCATTTACAACCTGCTCGTCAAGAACATTCTGAGCATTTCTCAAATTGTCATCCATGCGCTTTGTATCAAGCTTTATATTTACACTTCCGACTGTTTTGTTATAATGCATTCACATCAACTCTTTTCTATAGACTTTCTTATTTCCTCACATCTGTGTCTATGTTCGCAGTAAATAGTTGTAACGTTTTCGAACCATTAAAATACTGTACAGTCTCTATATCGGCAACAGGTTCTAGTTCATCGCAATTATCACAGTATTTTTCAAAATCTGTTTTTATCATAACAATCCCTTACTTTCTCTTTATTTCCAATACTTGGCATTCTCACAATGTACTCTGTTTCTTTTGGATGAAAATACTTCGGATAATATACACCACTAAATGTCCCACGAGAAAGCTTTGGTATTGTTATATTTCCCAACGATAAATACTTTTTCTTTTCATTAATAGCATTGAACGCTTTTATTAATTCAGATTTATGAACTGCATCGCAAAAAGCATCTTTCATAGTCTTAAATACTTCTGATAGATTTTCAATTGCTTCTATCGCTATATCTTTCGCTTTATAAAGAGCCTGCTTTATCTGAATAACCCAATATCCATTTTCTTCAATTTCCTTTTTCTGTTCCTCTGTAAAAATTAAAACCATACTTATTCCTCCTCAAACAGACCACCGCTGTTTCTTTCCGCATCTTCCTGCGCTCTCTCTGCAAACATGGCATCTACTTCATCATCATCAAATCCCTCGTATTCCTTAAGGTATTTACGCTTAGAATAAATACCTTGAATCATTAAATTATATGCTCTTGATCTGTCCTGTTCGAAGCTCGCAAGCAAATCTTTAAAATAAAATATATCTTCGTCCGGTACATCATCATCCAGTGCATCCACATAGCCGGCAGGGATTCCGTAAAGGTCGCAGAATACATTGATTGCATAAATGAGATTTTTTAATGCTGTCTTTATGCATTTCCGGATGTCGTTAATCGTCTCTACCGTTTCATTATCGTCACTTTCAACCTGTGTTGCTGTCAATCTTCCAGATTTTCTGTCAAGGATAAACTGCCCTTGTGAGAATCCGCATTTTGTCGAGATCATAGAAAGAACACTGTTAATGTCTGTGATTCTGTCAGAAGTGAGCATGGTCGGTACATGTTCATCAATCGTACTTTTTGAATCCAGCCCCAATTTCAATCCTTTAACGAACCGAGGAAGCTCTACTGTTGAGGCACGGATGCCGCCTTTTCCCTGTTTTGTCAGCGCATTCTCATCAATGAAAGTAATGTGCTGTGAATCCTCAACCTCATTTCCCTTTTTACTCCAGGCGATATCAAGATCTCTAAGCTCCATAAGTGCATTTGAGAAAATCGAGACACCTTCAGGAGATGAGTAGTCGATCGTATTGTTGAATGGGGTTTTCAAATAGGCGAACAGTGGCTTTTCTACGTTCATAATGTGAACAACTTCATCGATTGAAGACCACTCTGGAACGTCATGCAGTTCTATCTTTTTACCAAGTGAGTTACTGCTATTTGACTTGAACGCTTTGTTCTGGATCTCGTAAACGTTCACATCTTCGCCCTCTTTATTTTTTGAGGCCGTGAAATGATGGTATTCAAGCCGGTAATAATACACTTTATCTTTTATAATTCGATTAATGAAGATGCATCCTCTAATATCTCCGTTGTTTGTCTTTTCTGTGATTGCGAAATCCCACGGCATAATATAATCTATCATGTTGTCTGGATTCAATGAACCGTTTGGTTTTAAAATTATACCACCAACTCCGAGCATATCTTCGACTTTGTCTCTGATAGAAGTGTCAACCATTGCCCTGATGCACTTATTAATAAAATCTGCTCTTTCTGAACCTGTTATGCTAACTGATAAATCCATGCAAGATTTCTTTGCTGTGTACTGGCAGAGAAATTTTGCAAAATTGATTGTACGGATGTCATTGTTTTTCGGATCCACCCAGAAAGGGCTTCCCTTAATTATGTCGTTCCATCTCTGCTGTGAGTTTTCAATCTCCGGAGAAGTGATAAACTCGACATTAAATTCTTTCTCAGCATCTGTTCTAAAAAACTTCATGATCGTCTCCCTTATTTTTTCAAAAAAATTCATTTTTTAATCCTCATAATCGTCGCTGTCTTCTTCTTCCTCATCATCATAAAGACCGTCATTTCTTCGGCTGGTCATGATAATCCTGTTTAATGCATAAATGTTTGCCATGATCGTATCTTCTTCTAAGGTCGGGTATGCATCCGAAAATGAACCATCTGGAAGCTGCTCATGTTCTGCTTTTACAAACTCTTTTTCTGTATTCGGGCAGCGCTCCGGATCAATCACGATCTTATTACATCGCTGCAACCACTCCCAGCAGTAATCCCTGCCTTTTCCGCTTCCCCATCTTTTCTTTGCCCCGATGGCATTGAATCCCCAGTCCTGCATCTCTGCTATTCCGTCCGGTCTGGCAGAATCGCATATAATCTCGACATTCATAAATTTCTTTATCTTTCTGGCAAAGGTAGAGTTTTTACATTTTTTAGAGTACACTTCGCCAAAAATATAAAGAGTGTCTGTCTCGTAATCGTAATAGTTCTGGCTGAATACCTGTGGGTGGGTGTATCCGAAGTCCAAGCCGTGGTTTACTGTATCGAATGTCATTAACTCCTCATCCGATATTTTTCTGATTTCTAAATTGTCGAAGATGCCGCCTCCCGTTCCAGTGACTTCTCCGAGATAATTATTTTTATAATATAATGGTTTATGAATCCTGAACCATTCCGCACGCTCGAAGAATCGCTTTCCAAGCCATTTTACCGGGACATTATAATAATAACTGTGGCAAATCCGTGTCTGTGGCTTATTTTTACACTCTTCAGTGTACTCATTCATAAAGTTATTTTTTGACTTCGGCGGATTGAAGATTTTTATGTCAAGTGCAGGTGTATCTGCTCGCAGGAAAGTATCTTCAATGTTATCCATCTGCTCCACACCTGCCATCTCGTCGCACTCTTCATGAATTAAAAGCTTTACATAGCCAAAAGGTACGTTGAACGATTTCAAACTGATCGGCTTATCTGCTCCGGCAAACATGACCATTTGCCCGGTTGGTTTATACACCGCACACATCGGAGACTGCTTAAAGTCCCAGTTATCCAGATCATTACACCGTATCACCACCTTCATAAACTGATTGTAAACAGATCCGCGCAAGTCAACCTTATATCGTCTGGTGTATACGATATGCGCCTGGGGATCCTGCCGAATGGTTTCGTATGCCAAATCTCCCCAAAAGTTCGATTTTATGGAACCACGACCGCCCTTGGATATGATTTCATGAACGTCTATCTCTCCGGCAAAGGCTTCGTGTACTGTCCTGTAAATCTCCACAAAGTCGGATGTGATGTCTGTGATCGGGATCGTCCAGAGTGCTGCCTTCTCGCGTTTTTCCTTTTCCTCTCGCTCGATCTTCTGCTTTTCTGCTATGGTCAGTGCTTTTTCCAAACCATCCATAGCCTTAAGCTGATCCGAGAAATCCGGGGAGAATCCGAGACCGTCCACAACTTCGCCCTTTGCGATTTTACTTCTGCGCTCTTGGATTTCCGCTAGCGACATGATATCCCGGTGCTGTTCTTTCTCAATTTGCTCCATTTTTTCCGCTATATATTCTGTAATGACAGTTTTTGACAGTAGTTTTTGTGCGCTTCTATTTGCTCCATTCTCACTATAGCCAGCGCTTATGTATGCCTGTGTGGCATTCCCACCATTTTTTATCCACTCGTCTGCAAATGCCTTCCATTTCGGTGTGAGTTCTCCCTTCATCCGCTCACCGCCTTATAAATATCAATCAAACAGAATATTACTTCCGGGATAGATGCCGTTTTAAGAATCTCATAATCTTCTGTTTTCCATTCTTGTTTATTTTTCTTAAAGGTGTACACCGGTGTAAGGATTCTGTAAATTGTAATCATGCGCTTCTGGTCATTACTGTAAAATTGATTCTGGTTTATTTTTATAATCAATCCACGCTGTACAATCGCAGTTTGTAGCTTTTTTACTTTTCCTTTTAAATTTGCCAAGGCGCACACCTCCCATCATTTTACTTATAATTTTATTATAAGATATTTTTTTACTGTTTTTGTTCCATTTTTTGGCATAAAAAAAAACGGCTATATTTCAAGCCGCTTTTTTTTAAAATCTTAAGTAATAAGTTCCCCCAAATTCATTACATTTACATTTTTTTACAGTATCATCAAAGTTCTCCTCGTTCATGGTGGCGTACCCGCTAGTACGCAGAAGACCATCTATTGTTTTAAGCCTAAAGCTCATTTCGCTCAGGCTTTCAGCGACGCAGGCTTCCCACTCGTTACCATTATCATCAGCCACCTGTACAACATACCAACGTCCCCTGTTTGAAGCCCATTTAAAAGTCTCTCTTAATGTTTCAAAATCTTTTCCTTCGTCAAAAATAATACCTTCTTTATTTTTTAATACGCAGCTATACATAATTTTATCTCCTTTTCCATACATTTTTTACAATGAAAAATCCATTCTGTAATCTCCGATGATGTCAAGTCCTTCCCACATCTCCGGGATATCATCTTCATCGTTCATTCCTTCGATTGCGTTTTCTCTGAACTCTGAAAAACCAGCCGCATTGTTTTCATAAATCATAATTCCGTCTTCAATATGCTTCATAATATCACTTTCTGTCATGTTGGTTTCCTTTTTTAATAATTCAAATAATTTTTCGTTTGTCATTTTTTTATCTCCTAATATTAATCCTTAAATCTCTTATCCTTATTTTCAGAAAATTCATTAATCATCCAAATATTACCGACTTTGTGAGCAGGTAGTGTTCCGCGGATTGCTCTCTGTCTGGCATTCGCTTCCGAAACATTATGATTTCTCGCCCATTCTGCCAGTGGAATGTCTTTACCCTGCTCCATCTCGATTGTGACTTTTGAATGGGCTTCCTGGTCTAGTTCTCTCTCATACTCAGCCGCCATAATATCATAAGCCGCTTTTAATGTTTTCGAATATTCTGGAATCCATTCAAAATTCTTCCCATACTGTTCCAGTACTTTCAAAGTAGCTTTTAAATCATTAATTGAGATGCTATTTTCCTGCATCTTTTTTCTAAATGCTTTCTTTTCTTCTGGTGTCGCTTTCGCAAATTCTTCATACGTCATAATACTTTTTCCTCCTATTTTTTATGCAAATCTGTAACAGCAAGCTGATTTCGGCAGCCACATTATTTTTTTATATCCATCCCACTCTGTGGAGATTTCAATAGCTTTTTCAGTTTCTCTTTCAAGAATAATATCATCAGCTGCGATTCCTGCGTCCAGTGCTAAGAAAGAAACACCGTCCATTTTTTTAAGAACCCATTTGGCAACTTCCATGATCTGAATGTGTCTTTTTACCATTATTTTTTTCTTAGGAGCGTTTTCTTTTGCATTTTTCCAAGATAATTTCAAACATTCTGCAAATGTAAAACCTTCTGTTCCTTTCATTAATGCCCATGCATTTTTCATAATTTCTGATAAATTATATCTTTTCATGATCGCTACCTCCTAATGTGTTCTCTTGTTTCTTTCTGATTATATATTAATACTTTTTCGTATTGATGTCAAGTGTTTTTTTAATATTTTAATACTTTTTCGTATTATTAGTTATAAAAAAAAGCAGACCTATTTGATCTGCTCTTTTCTCTATGCTGTAGTTCCCGGTTATTACTTGGTATGTTATAATATTTTTCCAATACATCCATTTTTGTGCGTGCTATATTTTATCCTATGCGTGAATCAAAGCGTTATGCGTAGCTGTCCGTTACTTTCTTCTCCGTACAAGCTCTGGCTGTTGATCATCCTTAATGCCATTTTCTTTTTTCTGTAAAAATGCGTGCGAGAAATCGGCATAATCCCATAGCGTGCTTCCATTTTGTCATATGAGATATTATTTAAAATTGATTCTGCTATTTTATCGCCCAGATAATTGTCTATGCGTGTGCATATCTCTATCGTTTCCTCTCTACTCATTTTAAAGACCTCCATATGCGTGACACATAAGTTTCTTACAACATTATACCATATATCAGTTCATAAAAACACAACATATTATCGTATTCATGCAACATTATTATATTTTTATTCATTTAATCATTGTTCTTTGATATGTATTTTTTTACCGGTTCTTTCTTGGTTTTTTTAATACTTTTCGGTATGATCTCCTTCTGCTAACAACCACTAATTCACTTTTATTTTCGTAAATTATTAGCCAGCTGTCCGGTATAAGTCCTCTCGACTTCAAAAATATTCTTTCCTGATTTGTCGGTTCTCTTCTTTTATATTCTCTTTTTAACATGTCTCCTCTCCTTTATTTTTCACTAACTGCTTGTCGTCAAACCATTTTATCGTGCCACCGCCAAACTTTACTTCCGGCTGTATGATAATGCTTTTTCCTATATGTTTTACTTCACCGTTTTTTATTGCAGTGAAAAAATGCAATGTTGTTTTATCCATGTTTTCAATACCTCCGTTAAAGTTCAGTTTACCTCTCAAATCCTTATTCTTGTGTTTTTAACACATTTAATATGCCCTCTACTGCTTTATCCCAGAAGATATTTGCAAATTCTTCAACAGTGCAAATTGGCTTGTCATCCCAGTCAACTATCATCGCATCGTCACACTGACAAATATCGCAACCACTTTCTTTTAGTGCTTCGTTTGCATATTCTGTTACAACTGTCTGAGTATCGGCATAGTCGCAGCCTCTGTCTAAAATGTCCTCAAGTTCTTTTATTGTTTTCTTTGATATTTTTGCCATTTTAATTTCCTCCTAAAATCTTAATATTGTCCATTTTGGTGGATTCAGCTTTTCAGAATACCAACTAATCATATTAGGGTATCCTATTCTGCTCCAATCTTTATACCATTTATAAAGTGCGTACCATGCCATGTTTTTTACCTTTAAATTCTAATTTAACTGACCTTTTAATTCCCACTTTCAAATTCTTCAAGTGCTTTGTAATACTCGCTTCCCTTAATTTCTGCAAACCCATCACTCTCTGGCGTTATTCCACTCTTGTTAGTTTTAACGTTCAGATAGCATTTTCCGTCATGTTCAAATCTGGTAACTGAATAACCTCCGTAACGCAATTCCTTAAAATAATCTCCTTCTCTAACTGGATGATTATTAATTATGATTTTTCTCTCAATGCATAATTCTTGAAACTCTTTTAATGTCTTGCTGTTTGCTCTGAAACTACGCATCATCACATCGGAATCACAGAATATATTGACAGGTTTTAATAATTCCTTACCGAACTTTGCATTATTTTCTTCACAATCCTCAACGTAAAGACGAATACTGTGTTTTTCGAAATCTTCGAATGGTCTATTGCAAAATCCATTTCCGCCGATATGATATGCGTGTCCTGCAATTCCTTTTTCGTCAAAAAATTCATTTATCAATTTTCGTCTTTCTTCATCGTGGACGTTGTAATCTTTAATTTCGTTTAAAAAATCTGCATTTGTAACAATATAGAATTTTTCCATGTCTTTTCTCCTTTAAAACAAACTCATTTGTTGCTCGTCATAAATATATCTTTTTCTTTCTGGCATTTTCCTCTGGAAAAATATCCTATTAACACGATCTTTCTGTTTGAGATTTGCCATATAATAATTATCAACCTCCGGCGGAACTGACAAATAGTATTCTTCCGGCAACTGTAACTGATTCTCGGTACAGATTTCTGCGATCAAACGTTGATAATAGATGATATGATTCCGTGTCAGATTCATGTTGCAGCCATCGGACCAGAACGGATCATTACATCCATTCTGGTTTATGTCCTTCCATTGTGCTATTTCTTCACGGATATGCTGGCAATATGATTTTACTATTTTCTCTGGCGTTTCTTCTTTCATGGCAGTACCTCCGGGAAGTCCGCGAAATTCATTTGTCCTTTGCAATTTCCACCGATCGTTGACGGATCCCATCCAACTCCAATGTAGTCCAGAACCTTTGCCCATCCATAGTCGTTCCCATCCTTATCCTTACACATATGGAACATCAGATAATCCCACTCTTTCGGATTGCTCTCATACAACAGATCAAACCGATGTGGTCTCTTTTCCATGTGAATCCCAAATCCACACATACTGCATCCGGTGCGCTGCGCCTTTGTCGTGTACAATGTACCATCTGGCTTTTTTTCAATCGCTCCGTAGATCTCCGGTATAATGCTGTCTGGCATTTCAAAACTTTCAGATAATTTTCCTTCTTTCAAAAGTTTCTCATGATATTTTTCTTTCAGTCCGGCTTTCCACAGTTCGTCCATTTCCAGTGCGAGTTTTAAAATGTCCTGCCTATGGAAGATTGCAAATGGTGCCGATCTGATCGTAGATGCTCCAAAATAATTACATCCGTTCATCCGCAGGCTCTTGGCACGTCTGCCGCCCTCGGATGCCATCAGTCCCAGATACGGCACACTGTTATGCTCTTTTCCCCAGTCATCACAATTTTTCTCTTTAAGGTAATAACAACACTTGGACGATACGAGAAAATCTGGCTTCTGATAATCACACCCTTCATTTTCGTTCTCATATCCACCGAATAGCTTTAACCATCTCTGTTTTAGCTGCATTTTAGAGTTTTTCTGCCATCCGCCATATTCTCCAGTCTCCCCAGTAATAATCGCATGGCGGACAGTTTTATTTTTCTCTGACGGATTTTGTAACAATTCTATCTTGGCAGCCACTTCCTTTGAAATGACCGGAAATCCAAATTCCTGTATGACCTTTGGTTTCGTCCAATAAGTACCATCATCCCTTTTCAGCGGTGGCACATTGATAATTCCAAGAGCTTTATGTACTCTCTGTATACTCTTGTCTTCCAGTGTAGATGCACTGACTCCTGGTGCATCAATTCCGCATACCTCATGTAAAAACAGGTATAAGATTATACTGTCAAGTCCACCGACAGAAACATGGTAGTTGAGCAATCTTCCATCACATTCACTTGCGAACTCTTCTGCTCTGATCTGTGCGTATTTTCTTTTAAACTCATATGGCTGTTTCTCTTTCTGCATAAAAGATGCTATTTTCTCATATGCACCAATCCGTTCCATTCGTTCCTGTACTGATTCCATTTTTTCTTCGGAGTAAAGAATTCTTTCACGCTGGCCAGCAAACCTCTCACTCCTTTCAATTTATTCTTCCGGTTTCTCGCACCGTTCAAATTTGATTACCCACACCCAAGGTGAGGCATTCCAGCCATAGCGGTCGAGGTTGGATTTCTTGATGGTGCTGTTCCAAAGAGTCGAAAACGCATATCTTTTTTCTTCTCCATTCAACACATGAGGATATTCCACCTCTACACCCTCTCTGCTAATCTGCTCAGATGTTATATCCTGCAACCGCTCCACCCTCACATCCGTAACCTTTAACCAGATACGTGCCGCTACTTTCGGCATGTGGATTGATGGCTTCCACTTTGTAACATCGGCAATGTCATTTCTTTGCCAATCTTCGTAGTAATAGTATCCGTTCGGTGCCTTTTTCCATGTTTCACGGACATACAGGATGTCGCCCGGCTCGCAAGGCAACTTAAAAAATTTCTCTCCATACCCATCTGCAAATGTACCTCTACACGATATGTACCCTTTAGGTGTAAAAGCGGTATATCCCCATACTGCATCATCAGGAATAAAGCCTTTTACAATTCTTCTCGTTGCATCTTTTCTCCCGTCCAGAATTGCCCGAACCATTTCGGTGTTAAATAAAATCGGTTTAATTGCCATTCACACCGCCACCTTTCACAATCTCAATTGCATGTAAATATGCAATCATTTGACCTTGTGCGTTATCGTTTAGGTTTGCTTTGTAAAAACCTCTGTTTTTATCTGCATTCTTTTGCAATTGCTGTACAACTGCGTCCACATCATAGGCGGTCGGCTGTGCGTCAATAACGCTTTGAAATCCAATGATGTGTGCCATATCGACCAAACTGGCACTTTCATTTTTAACTTTTTCAAGATGGTCTATTAACTTGTCTGCATCAATCAGTCTTTTCATCGTTCGCCCTCCTGTTCCAATCTGTAATTGCTTTCGTTCGCTCGTCTTTACCTGTTCTGATACCTCCGTCCTGATCCATATACATCTCACATTCATAGCTTTTTGGAAGTTCTGTTCCGCATTTCATACATTTAATTTTGAACATTACCCCAACAGCCGAATGTGATGACTTATTTGTAATGGTTAAGAACATTGCTTTTCCACCACAGAACGGGCATGGCTTAAGGCTTTCACTCATTCTTCATCACCCCAATCAATTTTTCTTAAACAATTTGGACATCCATAAGGTTCTTCTACTTGATGCCCACAATCTGGACAATAACCAACATGTTCTTTATGTTTCTGGTATCCAAAATAACTATTCGTTACATGCATTGGTTTCTTTGCTGTCTGCTTCTCCATCGCCGCCCGGCATTCTTCCGAAGTGCCGATTGCGCGGTACTGCTTCAGTTCTTCCAACCATTCAGCAAGTTGCTCATGTTCGTTTGCACATATAGTATTGCCATATGTAATGGCTTCTTTATCAACCGATTCTGGAATATACGCATTATCTTCGATTAGTCTTGCTGACATCTTTTGGCATTCAGCCACTTCTCTTGCGTGTGATATAGCTTCATCAATTGTCATAGTCACACCTCCAACAGTTCCGGGTTATCAATCATGTTGCCGATCACTTCAAAATTCTCTGAATCAAAATCATCCTGTTCCTCGTAGTAATCACAGCCCGGCTCATTCGTACACCATCCGTTTTTATGCCACACGACACGCTTTCTCGTCTCATCTTCTGGAAACTCATCATCGATATGCCCTGAAAGAATATCATTCTCAAAAATCAGCTTGCCATTCTTATCCTTAAGTCCGGTGCACTGGCAGACGGTTTTAGGTATAACCTCTACAATCTTATTTCCATGACTGTTTTTCTCGCTATCAACGTCATAAAACTTTTCCGGCTCATTTACGATAATCACCGTCTTTTCTCCAAGAACTGCATAAAATCCAGTTACCCACTGTTTTCTAGTCCCTATTGGTCTTGCTTTACATAAATATCTATCTTCCATCCTTTTCCTCCATTTCTTTCAGCTTGGCTTCGGCTTCCTCTCTTGTGAGAAATACTGTTTTGCCAAAATTCTTCAAATTTGTTACAATCCAATCAAGACTGTATGCTCGCATGTCTTGTATATATTTCTCTATTTTACTGTCACACTCATCCTGTTGACATCCTTGACAATCATATTCGTCAAATTCTTTGTTGTTATGAGTGCATTTATTATATCTGCTAAACATACAGTAAACTGTATCTCCCACCTTGCACGGCAACCGCAGAAGTAATCCCTGCTCCTCGGCATCCTCATAGTCTTTCAACTTTTCCCTCAAATCTGCCATTGCCCACATATTGCGGTAGAACAACGCAATCAGACCACGGACATCTAAAAACGGATCTATCGTTAAATTGTCCAATATTTCCTCGTCAAACTCTGCGTCATCTACTGGCAATTCATCTTTTGCCAATGTGACCATAAGATTTCTTGCAAAATCTCGTGCATCCATTTTCATCTCGTAATCTCTGTATCTGGCATTGCGTTCATCATCTGCATAGCAGCTATTATGTGCCAGCTCGATCATCGACATGTCAGCCACGCTTTTATTTGTCGTTAATCTCTCCATGCTATCCCTCACTTTCTCTCTGCAACCAGTCCAACGTACATTTTCTACAGTTGCCATATTGATCGCATTTAGTGTCACCGCCCGTGATATCTGCCGGACACATAACCGCCAGTGCCAGTTCCTCATCCGTCATGCTCCGGATCCGGTCTGCATTGGTCTGTGGCTTCTTAGCCATGCTCTTCATACACTCCATCATATTTCTACCTCACTAAATCTAATCCTCATTTATGTAAAACTCATTTCCATGTCTGCTGTACCCAAAGCAAAGGCTTCCATCATCGCAAATTAATGCCAGTTCTAAGTCGGATAATTGCGTGTTATTTTTAATAACCTTATATGTCGAACGATATATATCAGGTTTACGGTCTAAGACAATGTCATAATCATCAAGATTATCAACTTTATATCTTGAAATTCTGTATTTTTCCTTTAATTCTTTATAAATTGTGCTGTTCATGATTGACTTTTCTCTCTCATTTTCAGTAAAGGCATATGCTGGATAAATTCTCTTTTCAATCTCCATATTATTTTTCTCCTATCTCACTAAATCTATTGTTTTAACAGATATCCCTTTAAATTTCCCGGTGCGACAATACTCTGCGGTATCAAAAAACATAATGCATCCATCGTCTTTTCCGGTATCTTCACTTCCTACAAGTGCTATGCTTACACCGTTTCTTATCAGTGTATTTTTTAACAACATCAATGCCGCTCCTATCTCCTGCTTGGTTTCATCCGTCATTTCAACTTCACCTTTCTCTTTCTGCCTTTCTTCTCAAACTTATCGCACATCCCAACCGGGCACTCACGCCTTAATCTGGTCTGTAAATAATATCCACACATGATCTCTGTCTGGTTGTGCTTGTACGAATATTTACATTTCCGGCAGTATTTTACGCTTGTCTTTGTCATTTCTCCCATGTTAATAATCCTTATTTCACCACTTAATTTTTATTTTATATTTCCACTCGTTATCATCTTTTCAATGATTTCCTCCTGCATCCGCTCTGCGATATGATCCCGGACTGATTCTTCTGGAAATGCGATCTGATATGTCCGCTCCTTGATCCGGTTCGTGATCCGGTCATCGTAGGATAGTTTGTCCAGCGGATCATTACTCGTGAAAATCGTTACCTTCTGGTTTATGTACCGCTCGTTGATGATCTGATACATTTTGTCATTTATCCAGTCCGCTGGTCTCTCCACTCCGAAATCATCAATTACAAGAATGTCTGTGGTGTAAAGTGCGTCTAAAAGCTGGTTCTCACTGTATTCTGTATCTCTCCGCCATGTATTCTTAATCTCTTGCAGGATGGTCAGTGACACTGCAAACTTCACTGCATAGTTTTTCATCAGCTCATTTGCAATCCCGGCAGCGATCCTCGTCTTACCGCTTCCCTTTGTCCTCGACCAGATATACAGTCCCATGCCTCTTTCCTTCTGGCTCTCAAAATCATCCAGATAGGTTTTTATGATTTTACAGGCATCTGACACCATCTTTTTACTTTCCGGCTTCCTGTACACATCCATTCGAAACAATCTCAGATCCATCCCACGGAATGCCTCCGGTATATCTGCGAATCGCAACCGCCTTGACATGACCGCTTTCTCACGGCATTTACACGGTACTGCGATTTCCACACCGTCTTTTATTTTTAAAATCCACTCCCGCCCTTCGCAAATTGGACACACATCAGAATCCCTGGAAGTCTCCTGTGTCTCCACATTCCTGCATAAGTTCGTTGAGTGATTTTTCATGCGTTCCAGTATCTCTTCCAACTGATCCATCGTTCTCTCCTTTCAGGTACTGCATAAACAAATTCTCTTTCAAGAAATTCTCTGCATTTTTAATATAACGATCAGGTGTCCTTTTCTTCTGGCAGTCAACAGCGTAATTTTGTGCAGCCACTATCAGATCATCTTCCGGTACACCAGCCAGTACCGCATTGCAGTATTCTGTTTCAGCAAGACAACCAGTACACCGTTTCGGATAGGCCGCGGCAAACTCTCCAAATTTTCCCACGGGGGATATAGGGGGTGTGTTTCTTCCCTTCTTTCCTTCTTTCTTTTCTTCTATTGTTGTCGTTAGTTTGTCGTTAGTTTGTCGCTTGCTTGTCGCTTGCTTGTCGTTCTGTTTGTCGGTTGTCTGGTATAAATCGTACTTAACTACCGTAAATACGCTAAATTTGCTTGTCGTTTTGCTTGTCACTTCGCCTGTCGTTTTCAAATGCGAAATTGCTGTTCGAATTTCACGGTCTGAAAGCCCTGTTTCGTCCGACAATTTCCTGATAGATGTTACAAACGATCCACGTGGTATCGTTGTTCCTTTAAAATTTCCATCCTTCCAATTGGCTTTCAGCAACATATGGATAAACAGCCGGGTTGTATTAATGTCTGTGTACCACTCCCACTCCAGAAGTCCACGGCTCAGTTTTATGTAGTTGCCATCCACCAGATCACCCCGTTTCCAATTCCAATATTGTCACTTCTGTACGAGGATGCCATTTATCTACATCCACATAACTCCCATCAGTGGAAACAATGATTTTACAGTTATCATCCTTAAGGATCTCGTAATGTACCAGAATGTCATGCAATGCCTCATGCAAATTTGTCAGATCAACTCTTCGTCCAGTTGGCATATAATAAACAGCTTTTACATTCACCGGGCTTTCAATAGTCTTTATGTCCGGCATGTATGCCCTGCACTCTTTCTCATACTTCGTGTACGCTTCGGATGGGATGATAAATGGTCTGCCGCTCCCGGTAAATACAATCCTCTGGCTATTCTTTTTTGTGATCGGTTTCAAAGGTATTGTAAATTTATACTCCATCGACATCCTCCAGATTCAGTTGTGCATTACTGTCTTTGATTTCTTCTGCCAGTACATACGGTGGTTCATAGTTTCTTACGATCTCAATAGCGATATTTTTCTGATTTCTGTGGATGCAGTTATATTTGCTTACCTCGAACTGTCTTTTTAATTCCCGGTAAATATCTGAATACACCTTTCCACGGATGGAGCTGTCATGATATGCATTGCTGTTCTTACCGCCCAGGCAATCAATCACCCGCTTATTTACTTCCGCTTTCACATCATCTGCGTCCGATGGGAGCAACGGCAACGTTTCCTTGAAATCCTGCAAATCTCTGTTGATTGCATCAACTTTGCTGTCTACTTCTTTAAGAGCTGCAAACTCCATTTCTAAAAGCTGCATTGGAGACTTCGGTTTTTGAATAACATCTTCCATCTCATGAAAACGATTGATATATTTTGCAGTGAACTCGGTGCCCTTTACTCCGGTCAACTTATGTGCGATAAACTCGCATCCTTTTTTTGTGACCAGATAACACGGCCGTATTTCTCCTTTACCGTCCTTATAGTTACTTTCTGAAAAAAATTCAACGAATCCAATTTTGGATTGGTTAAACTGATCGATATAATTTCTGATATCTCTTAATAATTTGCTGTGGTCTTTTCCGACCATCTCCGCAACCTCAACTGAGGTAATTGTTTTCTGTTCTAAATTCAAAACTTCTCCTTTCTCCCGGTACATGACAGCACCGGGAAATCATGGCTTCCAACAATCGTGATATATCATTTTCTGCATGAATAGGTTTCTTTCTGCCGGACGGCAAGGTGTTCCAACCCTACAGCCATGACTTACCGAAGATGTTACGGAAATCTTCCCTTGTTCCGTAATATTCTTCAAAATAGGTCTGTGCCATCTGTTTAAGTTTCAGATCTATCTCTGCCGCATTCTTTCCGGCACTTACACCATTCGGATGCAGATCAGGTCGGAGCGGTATAACAAATCCGTACTTCTCGCTATTCTTCCGGTTAGGATTTCCACCAAAGATATGATGTCTTTCCACCGGACAAGTTCCGGTAAAATAGCAATGGCCCATATCTTCTGTAAATACACTCCACAATCGTTTCATACACCCCACCGCTCTTTCATTTCCCTCAACTCCTCAGGTGTGATGGTATCTATTCCAAGTTCTTTTGCATCCGCTACCGTTCCATCAATCAGTACTGACATTTCTTTTGTATCATATGTATGGCTTCCTCGATAAATCTTATATACAGTCAGTTTCCCATCATATCGAACTGGCATTGCATGAATTGTTTCAAGTTCCCACATGTAATCTTCTGGTGCATTTGACTGATAATAGAAGATACTTCCATCTGGAAGATGTTCTGGCTGACCATATTTACAGATCAGTACATTTTTTGCTTTCGCCTTGGAAATCGTCAGAGCATCAGCAATCTTTCCAACCAGTGCATGAAAATAAGAATTTGCATCAAGGCTACGTTTCTGCGTGTACCTAACAGCTTTGATTTTCAACTTGTCCTGCTTCTGTAAATTTTCAATCTGGGGAGCTGCTGAACCATCAACCTCAAATGTAAGGATGATGCCTTGTCCATTGAATGTCCGGCTCGCTCCGGTAAGCTTTCCAGTAGTCTCCATAAGCTACGCTTCTTTCTTTGCAACAGCTTCTTCCAGCTTTGTTTTTAACGCTGTGTACTGCACTTTTGTCAGTGTGATAAACGATTCAATCTTATACTGGCTTAACAGCTTCTGTTCATTGACATTTGCCTTTCTGATCAATTCTGTGATGATCTGAAATTCTTCCTCGCTGATCAGATCATTTATATTTTCATCTTTCAGTGCTCTGCTTTTCCCATATAAGAAAATTGCCTTTGTCTTATTATCAACAACTTTCAGATATGAGATTTTTCCATCTTTATACTCGATATCCTCAACTTTAAAGCTGTCATACGTGGTTTTTTTCCCATTTTTATCTGCAAGATTAATCTGGTCTGCTTTCATCCATATAAAAGGTGCAGTGTATAATTCTCTGCCGATTCCCCAGTTAAAGCCAGCTCTCTTGAAGCTGTCAGAAGCCTCGCCTTTTTCTCCTTCGGTATAAGATTCCGTTCCGCAATCCCATTTCCATACCCAGATTTCTTTGACTGTATCCCATATGCCAATACCTGCATACATGTTGCCTTTGATTTCCTTATGGTCTCTCTGCCAGTTCATTTCCCCTACAGTTTCATCTAAGATGTTCATATCACAGCGTGCATTTTTATACAGCAGGATGGAACAGCCTTTATCAGAAACAGTTGCTACTCTTGCTTCAATTTCATTTGCCCTTAATTCTCTAAATTTCATTTCTACCTCTCAATCTGTCACATAAACTCTCATGTCATCTAAACATCTGTCACAGTAATAATCTCCTCTAATCTGTACTGCTGTATCATCCTGGATGTGTTCACCGCAACATATACATTTTGGTCTACGCTCAAGCCATTCGCCTTGATTCCGATCTCTGTCTTTCCACAAATCGTAACTATCATTCATATCTGTGAGAAAATCCCTCCCCATCATCGTCTGTGTCGGTAATCAGCTTTCTTGTACCATACACAAATTCGCCATGAACACTTCCGTCGGTATGCCATGACACTTCACCGGTTTCTATGTCTAAATCTTCCAGTGTTCTTTCAAATTCTGCCAGTGCATCCTTGAGTATTCCTAAATCCTTCCATGTCAAACTAGGCGCTGCCATTTAAAAATTCCTCCATTTCCATCTGTCTAAAATCTGTAGATAAAACCATGTATCTGACAGCTTTCTCTTGCTGCTGCTTCATGTACTGCTCGTCCCGGCATTCTTCACACATGTTTCCTTCTCCGGGATCAAGACTGCATCCACAGATTCTGCATTTTCTGTAAAACATAAAATCACGCTTTCCAAAAATTTAACTATGTGTTACAATAAACGCAGAAATACTTTTGTATTCCTACGGTAAATAGCACCAGTTCTCGCCAAAGAATGTTATGGTGCTATTTTTCTTTTTCACTGAGTAACCATCCTTTCATTTGATGGTAAAGCGGTATGTATCCTTCAGCGTCAACCTCAATATGAAAATCCGTTGCCACCTTTGTAATAATCATGCCGACCGCTATATCCTCGACATTCGGATTTTCCTCACCGCTTACGCATTGAGCATTTGTCACTTTGCCACCTCCTCAAATTCCCCAAGGAACTCAACATCAGCATTAAGCTTGTCCTTGCGGCGGATCATGTTAAAGTCTGCTTTCCGCTTTTCTTCCCGGCGGTTCTCAAAATCCAAGATCACAACTCCAATAAGTGCAATCACCGCACCGAGTGCCATTTCAATCAGCAGAAAAACATAATACATTCCATCCGCATCGAGCATTCCGCCAAGAAACAGGATTCCAAGACCTACCGCTATAAAAACTTTACCGATCTGTTTCATTCTTCATCTCCGCTCTGATATCCAATAGGAATCCCCATTGTCTTCTGCACAATTTCAATACTGTCAATCGAAACTTGCACTTGCGTGTATGGATCATGATTTTTTTCGAGCCAATCAATAATTGGCTGACATGATTTTTTTAACATCTCTGCTTCATCCATTTTTTTCTTCTTTTGAAAACTCTTCGATTTTTCTCATGAAACCCTGTTTCTCATCTCTACTTGTACTTCCTTCCAGCGGAATCCGTTCTGTCATTATAAGAAGCCTTGCATTATTGAGTTTATCCTTGTGGTCGTGGACAAACTCTACTTTTACAACTCCATCTCCATATAACCTTCCGTTAACCATGATGTCTGTTGTTCTTCCATTTGAAATGATTATTACTTTCTGATTTTCCATTTGCTATCTCCCTTCTTTAATTGGTACAAATTTTCCTTTCCAGATACAATTTCGCTCAATGACATATAGTCGTTTTCCTCTCTACGTAAAACTCAAATGTATTTTTCATGATGCATTGTCCTTAACCACAAGCTTAATTCCTTCCTGTCTTTCATAAATCTCTAACAGAATGTCCATAATCTTGGCTTTCCTCTCTGGTGTAATTTCCATGTCTGCTTTGTTCATAGGAATCTCCTTTCTCATTATTTAACGCTCCCACACATGGCAATCTGCTTGTCAACTTCCGACTGTTTCTTTGAGATTGCCATACCATCCGCAACACCGAGAATATAGTTGAAGTTTTCTTTGTCCAGCTGTGATACTGTTTCAGCTAGTCTTGCAAGTGCTTCTTTCTTTTTTTCACTCATCTGCTCACTTCCTTTCGTGTTTGTACTTTGTACATTATTAATATAGCACTATGTACATATTTTTGTCAATACTATTTTTTGTACAAAGTACAATTTTTTTTATTTACTTTTTTAACATGTTGTAGTATATTATTAATAGGAGGTGAGAAAATGCAGAACCGATTAAAGCAAATAAGAAAAAAATTAGGTTGCAACCAGAATGAATTTGCAGAAAAACTCGGTATATCGGTTTCCAATATATCTAGCTATGAAGCAGGAAGAAGAAATCCGTCTGATGCTGTTATAAATCTGATATGCGAAAAATTTAGCGTCAATAAGGAATGGCTAGAGACCGGAAACGGCGAAATGTTCATTCAAAAGACCGAGAATGAAAAGATAGCTGAATTTCTTGCAGATGTACTGAAAGCCGGAGAAGACGATCAGATGTACAGATTCATAGCCGCTATTTCAGAACTGGATGAAAACGACTGGAACGCAATCCGGAAGCTGGCAGAAAAGCTTGTGAAGAAGTAAAAAGAAAGACAAGGGCAATGCGCAAACCCTTGTCTTTTTCTTTTATCTTAAAAACCTCTTTATAAATGCATATATGGTTCGGAGATCATCCTCGTCCATGCACTTCTCTATTAATTCTATTATTTTCTCTTTAAACTCTCCCATATCCAATACCACCTTTCTATTTGATACATAAAGTATACGAACGTATGTTCGAAAAGTCAATAACGCATCCATTTGTTTTTATCCTAAACTTTCATTTTGCAAAAAAATGTCATAAAAAAATGACAAAAATGTATTGTTTTATAATCATTTTGCTTTATAATGATGATATCAAAAGAAAGGGGAGTTCAAAATC